ACTCCATTGTCCCACACAAACTTTCCTCTTGTAATATGATGTTCTTTAATCATAGAGTCATTGTAATCTATTTGTTGGTAAAGCTTAGTTAAATTAAATATAGATTGTTTACTCTCATCTCTAAATGCATGAGACTCTGTACGAGGAAACTGTCTATAATATTCATTCAAAGCGTCAGCATCATTCTTCAATGAATCTACCTCAGCTTTCCAATAATCAATTGAACCCTGATAAATCATTTCCCCATCTATCCCCTCAACTTCGTGTGCAGGGTTTTCTAAAACAGGCATACCAAATCTATCTATAAAACCTTCCATGTTCCATTCCATAGGAACGAAAAGTGAATATAACCCACTCTTGGTTTGACCATTAGCGTTTCTGTTAGTTACATCTGAATCATAATATAGTTTTTTAAAATTATCTCCTCCTTTATCTAAAGCGTTGGAGGTTGACCCCATCATGCATTTACCAATAATTTTGCTTCCTAGTCTCAAACAAGTTTTCGTTACTCGCCAATTATTTAAAATATTATTTGGCTTTACCCATTTTCCACTTTCGTCATGAACTAAAAGTAATAACTTCTCTCCATCATAGGAGTTGTCATCTGTATTCTTCCAATCAATAGTGGTGTCTAAACCTTCCATATCATCCTCAAACATTTCATGCATATTCTTTTTAGTAATTTTGGAAGCAGGAATTCTAAAAGCTAGTTCAGTTTTCGGTTTATCCATACCATCTTGAATAGGTTTGAAAAAGAATGGAAGTCTGTTTGAGATGGGAACTACTTTATCAGTAAACATTTTTTTAGCATCCGAACCGGTTTTAGATAGTATACCTACCCTTGCATCTTTAGCAAGAGTAGCTGTATTGATACATTCAGAAGAACCCATAAAAGAAAAACCTGAACGTCTTATTTTTAAATATATTAAACCAAAGCACCTAGAGTCTGCCTTACATGCTTCCCAATAAATAAACAAAGCTCTGTTAGCTTCTCTGTAATCCGGATATCCAACATCAATTTTTGTCCATTGTAAATACATATAGTGAGAACCTGTAATATAATTTGGTACTCCTCTATTCATAAACCAATACCCCTCTTCTCTTCGGTCAAATTCATTTTCTATATAATCAACGTATTGGTCTTTAAAAGAATTAGGCATGTCATTCCATTGAAAAATAGATTTTATTTTTTCTAAATTTTTTGGAATGTTTCCTCGTTCCCAATATTGACTAAGCTTGTTATCACTTCTTTTATAAACTTCCTTGGGTTGTTTTGGTAATGCAATTTTTAAATTAGATATCTCTACTATCTTTCCAATTTGACCACTCTTAGATATAATAACTAAATCATATTTTTTGTTATAACCGTACAACCAACTTCGACCTCTATTTTTATTAGAGATTACATTTTTAGGTATGTGGTTTTTTATTTCTTTAATCATTTAGAACGTCTTTCAGCAAAGCCTTGCTTAGTAACCGGTTTACTTTTACCCATTTCTAAAGCTTCTTTCTCTGCTTCTATTCTACTTAATATTTCAAAAGCATCCATGATGCACAATTTTTTTGTAGCTGCAGCGTTCTTAAGTCTATCAGCAGCTAAGTCATCATCTAAATCAGGTTTTATAATATCTTCTTTAGCAACCTTGACGAGCTGCTCAACAGCTCTATAACCTGCTTGAATTATTTTTAATTTAGTTTCTTGTAGATTCATATGCAATAATATTTTTAGACCTTATTCTATATAGTTTTTTTTGGTCAAAGCTGAACTCATATTCTGAGTCAGGCATAAACGTAACGATGTCGCCTTTTTTAATACCATGTCTTTCAATTGAAGGGCAAGTATACTCCATTGTTCCCATCAAAGGTTCGTGAGTAAAAGGTTTATATATATAAGTTTCTGTAGCCGGAAGAGGTGAGACAAAACAAAAAGGCTCAACTGCATACCATTCAGATATCTTTTTGTACATATAATACTGAGTATCGTCTATAAAAAACTTATTGTCTTTAAAAAAACTTTTACCGCTTTGCCTTCTTCCATGCATATCGTTGTAGTATTTAAAGACATTATGATGAACTAACAAGGTGTCTCCTTCTTCTATTGGTCCGGTATAATTAATAGGGGTACTTAATACAACAGCTTCTCTGTTTGAAAAAGAAGCAGACTCTTCAGAGGTATCTAATATTATTTCTATACCTTCTATATTTTTTATATTGTTATATCTTCTATCATTAGCAGGTACAACAATAAATTGATTGGGTGATTGCATTTAATTTAAAAATTTATATTGTACTCTAATGATATAGGCATTGTTGAGTTGAATTGTTTCCACAACAAAACTTCTTGTTCACTAGAATCTTCTATATAAATTTGATAAGCATTTTCTGTTGAGCTGTATTTAATTAAATGAATTGTATAATTTCCATTAAGAACCGTTTGCCCAACAAGGTAATGCATTCCTCCTGACTTATAATCAGGACCTATTGAAATCTTTCTAATGTCCATTTATTTTAATTTGATTTATAACAAAGATAATTAAAAAAAAAATACCCCTTAAAGGGGTATTATGCGAGGGCGGTGCCATACAGGATTAATCACGAAGACATCTCCACACAGGAACCATCACGAAGACGGTGCCATACAGGAACCACCAATATATTTTAAAAGAAAGAACTACTTCTAGGGACATTAGTGGATTGCCCCGGTGTTAATATAACTTGACGTAGTATGCTTGAGTCAAGCGGACTCCTTGCATAACTTAAAGTCATTGGGTTTGATGGCTGTCCAAATATATAAGGAATAGTGTGATTTGTTAATGTAAAATCAGGATTTTCTATTCCAATAACCATTCTAAAAACTATCTTCATCATTTGAGGTACACTTCCTTGAGGAGAATTAACACCCCATGGAGTTAACGTATTATATCCCGTTTGGGATTGTAAATTTTTAACCGATAATACCGGTGCAATAAATATATTTTGAGGATTATCCTCTATTACAAGTCCATTCGGAAAAGGAATCGATGTAATTTCTGTACTTGTTGTATTGTGAGGTGTATATCGGTTAGCTAAAAATTGAAGATTATTCATAGGAACTTGTATCCTTGCTGTGTCGAAAAGTAATGGGTCTGAAAAATCTACTGCGCTACCATTTGCGGCTAACACCAAATCATTTTGTATGCTCCACTCAGTAACAAGGGGATGTACTGTAAAATCAGCTGAAGAGCCATCAAGACTTCTAGCTACAATTTTGCCTCGACCCCAATTTGTGTTTCCAAACTTTGAGGTTGTATAAGTTCCGTTTAAATGTGGAGGGTGAGTCCAACCACCGTTTCTACTAGGTCCACTCATTTCAATATTCCTACCTTGTGGTCTGTATAATTGTAAAAAAAGTCTTGCGCTTGGATTATTCAATATCCAATCTTTATTGCTACCTAACAATCCATTAATTCCTATACGAGAAGAATTTCCATAAGTTAGACCTCCACCTGTACTTAACTTTAACTGATAGAGTTCGGGTACAGGGATTGTAAGTGATGTGGGTAAGTTTGAAACAGTATAATCTACTATACCATCAACAGTAATGTTCTTTGTTACATTTTGAGGTAAGCCACTTGTTTCAGAAATTAGAATCTTATCATCACCCTTTGGTGTTACTACACTATAGTTGGCTATTTTACCCATATTTATTTTTTAGTTACATCGCCTGTCTTTAAATTTATCATAGAATCCTTTCCGTATTTTTCAACTAGATGGTCTTCCATCTTAGAAAATTCTATTTGTAATTTATTGACTTGACTTAATAATCCGTTCTTTTGAAGTTCAAGTTCACCTATAGCTAATTTAAATTTTGTTAATTGCTCATTAGCTTTTTGTAAGTCAGTTAACTCTTGTTCTGTTAATTTTAGTTCTGTACTCATTGTATTAAATTTAATTATTTATACAAAGATACTATTTTTTATTTTTAATCTTTTCAAAAGACCTGCCGCCAAAATAGGCTGAGATTACGGTAATTAAAGTAAGTTGCAAAAGGTCTGTCCACTTATCTTCTACTTGAAAGGTTATCATACCTGCGTCAATAAATATCATAATAATAGTTGACACCACTAAAAAAACAAGTATGATTGGTCTTACATTTCGAGTAAGCCAAGATGCTGAGTTATCAGACACCCATCTTTCAGTAATATTTTTTTCCATGTCTGCTTCATGCTTCATAAACAACTCAGTCATTTCTTTTTCAAAAGCATCCTTTTCTTCTTTGGTTCTTACAAATTTATCTACTATACCTGCTAAACCATCTGCTACTCCGGTGGCTGCTCCACCAAAAATTTTTTCTAATATTTTTTTCATAATGTTGGGTATTGTTCTTTGACATTAAAACTAGGACAAGCTTTCGGTGAAAATTCATTATGACCATGAACCGTAGCATTAGGAAACATTTTTTTTAATGTTTGTAATAAAAGCAATAAACTTTCTTTTTGCTTTTCAGTTCTAGTATCCTTTGGAGTTTTGCCATCTTTTTCTACTCCTCCAATATAACAAACTCCTATAGATGATTTGTTCATGTTCTTTACATGAGCTCCTACTTCATCTATCATTCTCCCTGATTCTATTTTACCATCTATTAAAACTACATAATGATATCCGCATCCTCGCCATCCTCTAGCTTTATGCCATCTATCAATTACCTCTACATTAACAGAGTCATCGCCCTCTCTTGTGGCAGAACAATGAAGTATTATTTTATCTATATCTCTCATCTACCTTGTCCTCTATATTTTTGTTTATAACCATTCTGACTTTTGGAAGCATTCTTTGAATGCACTCCGGGTCTTTTCTTTTTACTTTGTTTTATATATATGGGAATATGAATCTTAGCCATTACTGATTGAGTGTATCAATAACCTTTTGAAGTTCCTCAATAGTTATAGTAGGTTCAAACATAATGTTGCCTTCCCAATAACCTAAAGGTTTATTTGGTTGAGATTTTTTAGTTACAGCAATGATTGGAATTTTAGAAAATCTTTCTTGTAATTGTTTTGATTGACTTTCTAAGTATGCGTATTGAACATTACACCCATTTAGCTTTTCTAATTTAATAGAATTCTTTTTATTCCAAGAAGCATTTATTTGTAGTACGTTGATATCGTAATCTTCAGAAGAGGATGGGGTTGCAGGAAAAGGAGTTGGCGCAACTAAAAATGCTGCGGCAATAATTAACAAGAAAGGTAATAAAGTTTTCATCTTT